TAATGTTGTGATATTGGATGATATTGCTAATGCTACACCCCAGCATAGTGATGTCAATCCCAATAATGTTATTATCAATTTTAATAATAACATTCCTGCATGTGCATTAAGTCCCATAGCAGAATTGAAGGGTAAGATCATGATCGCCCCTAAGTTCTTCATTGGAACTACGAATAGGAAGGACATGTTTGCCAGTATCTATTCGACGGAACCGATTTCCATAGTTAGGAGATTCGATTTCACTATCACAGTTACAGTTAAGGAGGAGTATGCTAAGCATGGACGCCTTAACACAGCTTTGGTGGATGGATTCGATCTTGACGCTTGGGAATTTAGAGTCGAGGTACCATATGCGACTTCTCGTGCTGCCTCCCAGATTAAGGGTATTGCATATGAAGTCGTTAAGGATGGTGATATTCTTCTTGACAAGTGTAGTTATGGACACCTTATAGGCTTTTTAGCCAGGAGTTCCAGGAAACACTTTGAAGAACAAAAGAAATTGATTGGAAAAAGTTCGCAAGCGTATGGCACCCAGCTATGTGCGCATTTTTCTTATCCTAACATCTGTCCAAGTTGCTTGTCAAATCAAGCGGGGCCAGTTGTTAATTTAGGACAAATTGTGAAATTCTTTAATCAGATTCCTAGTTATTGTCAAGATAGTGTCTTTGGCTTTGGGAGAAGGATTAGCTCATTCAGATTAGGGCGCTTAATAGTATCAAGTAATTGTTTTAAGAACATCATTTCATTTGTTGTTTTTATCACTTTCTTTTATACAACGGCGGTTTACTCTGCAGTGGGTTATTTTATGCCCATTCATAGCTGGACTCAATTTTTTCTTCTTTATTGTGCGAATTTATTGGTAGTGTTCTATTTCTTCACATGTTGTGTTGTTAGAGCAGTTGAAAGTAAATTGAGCACTTTTCCTATTCAGTAGTTCAAGCAGAAGTTTGAAATAGATAGAAGTAAGATGATTAAATTTTCGCAAATTGTATTAGTTATCTCTGC